ACGCTTATAACTTGGAATTACAACTTTGTAATCATATTTTAATCCGCATTTTGTTATGTTTTCTCTTACATAACTAACCATTGAATATCTTGTTCCCTCAAAAGGTAAGTTTGCGTGGTGTTTATGGACATTCACAAACAATATATCAGTCGGTCTTAAATTAATTCCTATATCATAATCAACCAAACAAAATTCACCACCAGTATAGTCGCCCATTGTTGTTAGAGTTCCAATTCCATTTTTAAAATCTCCTTTATCTATATGTATCGCCGTTCTGAAATTTTTATTGATTGTAATAGTGCTATAACACGAATTACCGATACGCTCTCTATGTTTTGCCACGAAGTCATTTTGCTTCCTATAATGCTCTGGGAGATTTTCTTTCAATATGGCACTCACCTTTTCAAAATATGGTATGACGACTTGCCACCTCACAAAGTTTCTACTACTAAATTGAGTTAGTCGGCACTTTGGAATGTCTTTAACCTTGCTTTTTAATCCGACTAATGGTTTCTCAAAATATCCTGCTATATTGCTATAGACTGGATTACACATTTTATATTTATATTTACCAATTCCTGTTGGATTTATTGTATATTTATTTTGAATATGCTTGTCTTCAACCTCGTCTATTTGTTTCATACATTTTTGCCACAGAGGTAAGCTCTTGTCTATTACTCCTGACGCTTGAGCCCTTCCGTTGCTAATTATAAAAGTAGAAGCACTATCAATAATAGGTTCAATTGGTTTCAAATAGTCTTCAGTAAAACAATCCTTAATAAAAAAAAATAATACATTCCCTTCCTCGTCATATCCTATACTTGTTTCATTCACAATCTCACTTACTTCATTAATAAATTCTGCTTCTAATTCTTTTAATTGTTCGTCGTTATAATGCCGATAGCAATTATAAATTTTCATATAATATTAACAACTATTATAATTCTTCAAATTGATACTCATTCGGTGGTGTCCTTAACCTTCTTAATAAATTCGTCTCGCTCTTCACAACAATCAAATCCCCATTCACCACCCATACACTCGTCGTCGTCAAATAAATATTTAATCATTTCCACAAATACTTCTTGTTCGTCCTCTTCCCCAGCATAACCAATTGATAGACCACCACCATTCATAATATTAATATCCTTGCTCCATTCATTACTCATTACATTATAATTAAAATCACTCCAAAATGCTTCTGACTGGTCGCAATCCAGTGATTCAATATATAACAAATTCCACTCCAAATCAAAGTCTGGCACACCTGCCCCTCTCAAATGTTCCGCCCAATCCTTAACACAACCTAATACATAATTACAATTAACTCTAATATCTACTTGAACTGAACTAAGTGCTCCAATCCGAATATCGTGGTTGTTATAGTGTTCTGTGTGATTCGTCATTTTTTATAATATATATAATTAACAAAATCTCAAATCAATTTTATCAAATATATGAAAAAATATTTTTATTCATATAAAATTCTGAAATAACTAATGTCCTAATATTGACCGACTTTTCCAAACTATTTCTCAGATTTTTTTAACTCTGCTTTTTTTTTTGCCAATTTCTCTCTTGCTTTTGCTAATGCGTCTAATTGTGCTTGAGTTCTTGGTTTCTTTTCTTTCTTCGGTTTCTTTACTACTGCTCCTCCTCCTCCAGCTTTGGGTGGTTTAATAACAATTTTATTAGTTTCTCTGAATAATTGTCTTGGTTCAGGTTCGTCTTCGCCTTCTTCCCACTCTGAGACTTCATATTTCATTAATTTCTCTTCTTCTGTTCTAATATCAACTAACTTAATGCTACCATATCCCTGTTCTCCAAATAATTCACCAGATTCCTCTACCTCGGCATCGTCCCAATTAGCGGATGGACTTGCCTGAAATGCTACTAATTTAGAAGTTTGATTACCAAAATTGGAGCCGTCCTTACCTGCTATACCTAGTGCGTATTCCCTTTCATATTCTAATAGGTCTTCGTCAAAATCATAGGTGGCTGGGTCATTTTCATAATTATCTAATTCCATTAAAATAGTATTAACTTGCTCTCTCGCCAAAAACATACCCAATTGAACTTCAGATTTAACCCAATCATACCTATTTGCTTGTCCTACAATTTTCATAGTATAACCACTGAATTTTCCTAAATGATTACAATTACAATCAAATATATCGTCATATTCTTCTTCTAAATAATAATTTAATTCTTTTAATCCTTCTGGCAAATGGTAATATTTGTGTAATTTTTTTAATCCTTGTTGTTCCGCCAAACATACTTTATTATCAAATACCTTAATTACTTTTTCTGCTGCGTCAGGGTATCCGTCTGCTTGGGTTTTCTCTTCATACATTTCTGTATCAGGGTTATACATATATGTTCTATCAGTTACTCTATCTTTTGCGACTTTTTTTCTTTTCTTTTTCTTACCCTCCATAAAATCTACTTTATCCATATATAATACTAATCCTAATTGTCCTTGCCAATATGGGACTTCTGGGAAATCGTCAAAAAATCCTACTCTACCTTCTTTTTTATAGTCTGCTCTACCTTTTTCACCTTTCTTTGCTCTTGCTTCAGGGTAAGGTTTCCAATTCTTTGCTCTCAAAAATATATTATACCTTTGTCCTCCAAATCTTTTTTCAATATCTTCTTCTTCTACTTGGGGTTCTTCTTCTTCGTCAGTGTCTTCGCTATCTTCAAAAGAATCTTTGTAGTTTAGGAAGGAGTTTTTTGGTCGTGGGACTTTTTTGCCTGTTTCAGGGTCATAATATTGGTCAGTAATCTCGTCTACATAATATTTTTTTCCATCTACATAATCCTCATACACTTCCATTTTTTTATCCATTATTTAATATCTTCATATGTTTTTTTTTTAGATTTTGGCGTAATTGCTTTCAGTATCCTAATTATCATTTTAATAATTTTATTCATATAAATTACTTTTTATAAAAAAGTAAAATCAAAAATTAATTTCTTACATATTTGTATGGATTTGCTGAAAGTTCTTGAAACTCTAATCCCCTGTATCAAAGGAAAATGGTTTCTTGGCGACGGAGGATTGCTTGGATTAATTAGAGAGGGTAAGTTGCTTGATTTTGATAATGATATAGATTTATATGTATTTGAGGATACTGAAATAGATTTGAGTTCTTCAGTGTTAGAAGAGCAGGACTATTATTTATGTAAAAAAATATATCACCCAAACAATGAATACAAACCTTGCCACCTTTGGAATACTTACATATCGTCATTGAAACCTAGTTTCCCACATTACGACCAACGCCGATTATTTGAATACGCTTCACCTCGCTATCCAACCGAAAAAATAATTCATAAATTCACGGAAAATCATATTGATATTTTCACATTGTATAAAAATGGAGATAAATGGCGATTGCCTGAAAATGTAAGTATAATGGGAACTTACTATACTGATAATGACTTAGAATTAAAAAAAAATAATGACTTAGGATTTCCAGTGAATATCCCTAACTCTGCCGAAGAAGTATTAGAAAGACAATATGGTTATGATTGGAGACACCCTAATAAAAATTTTAAATATTTTTAAATAAATCCAAGTCTCTCTAATGCTGCCCCTTTCGCTTTACGCATTCTATTGACGGCAGATTTTGCCTGTCTATTGAATTTACCTATCATTTCTTGGACACCAGGGTCTCGTATTCCGTGTGTTTTAACATATCTCTCTAATGCTTTTTGGACTTCTTGTTGTTCTTGGTTCATTATATTAGCGGCTTCAGTATGATACTCTGTTCCACCTCTAACTTTTACCACTTTAAAATATGCTCTGTCTGCGGTTTTCATTTTTTTAATTTCGGCATTTATATCTTTACCCATTTTGTCTAACATATTACCGAGTTCTATTTTAGAAGCATTACCCATTCCGTGTTTATACAAATCAGGTAAGTCCATTCCCTTACCACCTAATTTAACACTGGATAATACCTTAGTTGGTTCTGCCTTTGCTTTTCCTGGTGCTTTTCCAGGCGTCGGTGCTTTTGCTTTTGCTGGTGCTTTTGGGTTTGAAAGATTTTTTATTGTGTCTATAACAGATTTATCTTTAATATCAGCCCCTGCTATGTTTATTTGTCCTCCGCGTTCTCCACTATATTTATCATATTTATAAATCTTACCTTTATGGACGGCATATTGTTCGCCTCGTATGTTATGGACTTTTGTGGGGTATATTATTTTCTCTTTCTTTGGTTTTGCTGGTGCTTTTGCTTTTGTTTTTGTTGGGTCAGCAATTTCTTCTTCTGTGGATGGGTCATAATATTGTCCTCTATCGTCTTTGAAATATCTTTTACCATTATGGAATACCTCCTCTACCTCCACTTCTTCAGCACTACTTTCTCTTGATACTGCTTTTGCTGGTTTTCCAGCTTTTAATTTTTTCGCTTCGTATTCAAGTCTTCTTCCAGCAAGTCGTCTATCACTTGCTTTCATTTTTCCCAGTTTTGCCACCTTACCTTGAATTCTTGCTTTAGTCTCGGCTTTTTTCGCTTTTGCTTCTGTAAGTTTTTTTGCTGTATTTGCTGTTTGTCTTGCTTTTCTTTTATTTAATGCGACTTCCTTTCTATTTAAAATACCGACTTTTCTTTTAATTCTATCCATTTTCTCTTTTTTTCGTCTATCAGTATTTGCTCTTTCTGCCATTTCAATATTTTCTTGTAATGTAAATTTAGGTTTCGGTTTCGGTTTTGCTTTTGCTGGTGCTTTTGCTTTCGGTTTTGCTGGTGCTTTTGCTTTTGCTGGTGCTTTTCCTTTATAATTAACTCCTTTTCTTCCAACTTTACAACCACCTTTAGTTGTTTTTTCTTTTTTGCCTACCAAACAACCACCTTTATCTTTACCACTTCTCAATTTCGCTTTAACCATTTTATATAATATATCAATATTTTTTTACTCTACCTTTTGCTTTTTTCTCCGCTATTGCTTTTTTCTTTCGTGCTGAACTAAGTTCGCCCATAGTTGTCGGCGTGTCTTTAGTTATTCTTTTTGTCGGTCTGAATATTTTATTCTTTTTTCCATTGTAAGTTTTCTTTCCGTCTTGTGTTTTCCAATCTTCTTTATGCCATCGAGTAAGTCCAGTTTTCTTAGGTTTTGCTCCACTATAACCTCCGCCCATTTTTTTATATGCCTTAACAACCAATGACGATTTATATGCTGAATGCTTCATTGAACTATATTTTGCCCTTGCTTTGGCGTATAACGCTTTATTTGTTGGAGTCGGCATTATTATTACTTAATATTTTTTTTCCTTTGGCGAACATTTCCTTCCACTTTTCACTATGATTTACAACTTTCAGAGGTAAGTGTAATATAATTTCCTCGCATTTATCACAACCCAAATTATCACAAATACATTCTTCGGTCTGCTCCGCTTGTTCTTCAATAACTTCTAATTCAGGTTCAGGTTTCAATCCATACCATTCAGTCAAATCCTTTAATTCACATTCGGACATTATTTCAACTAACCCTGCCTTGTTTAATTTAGAAATTCCAATAATTCCACTTTCTTTACATATCATTTTCAATTCTGAAACTTTCTTGGTAAATAAAAATTCTTTAATATTCATTATATTAATATGAAATAGTTTTTTTTTTAATTCCCATTGGTTTTTTCTTTTTCTTGGGACACGGACATTTTTTCTTAGGTGCTTGTTCTTCTTTTTTTTTCATTCCTTTTTTAGTTTTTTTAGTTGTTGGAGGCATTGGGTTTCCAGCACGATAATTAGGCATTTATACATTTAGCACATATAATTTTAATTCCTTAATCATTATTTTCAATTCTCTATTTTCTTGTTGATACGCTGCCAGTTTCATTTTTAACTTTTCAATAACTTCGTCTAATTCAGCAATCAAATTATTTATATTCATTATATTAATATGATATTTTATTGAACTATATTAACAACGAATGCGTTTGTATCACCACTTGTCCCTTGATTATTTCTAACTTTAACTCGTAGATATTTACCCTTCTTAAAATCGTGATACATAATATTTTGGTTTCCAGAAAAATTCAAACTCGTATCCGTAAACCAAGTAGAATTGTCGTGCGACCATTCATTAAAAGCGTCCCAAGAAGCGTTTTGGGCTTCAATAAATGTCGTAACTCTTTCACTATTATTTTTCATTTCTACAGAATTAGAAGAACTCTCAGGCGTTCCATTAGCAACTAAATTACCAGTTCCATATAGGAGTTGTGTTGTGGTTTTAGATTGATTTGCTGATAGGAGTTCAACAGCGGTTTTAATAGCGTCTGTATCACTATCAATAGTTCCTAACAAAACTTGATTAGCATTATTAGTTGTTTCAATTTCACCATTTTTAACCAAAATATTATCTAACACGCCGTCAATAGTCGTAATCAAAGCATTTTGTGCGGTAAGTAATGTTTCGTTATTAGTATGTTTTACCAAACTTGCGTCCAACACTGCGTCAAATGTATCAATTTTAGAATTTGTTGAACCTATAAGAGTTTCAATTCCATCTATATGCCCTATTACTGTATCTTGCTTTGCTTCAGTTGAACCTCCACTGGCGGCGGTGCTCGTAACCCTGATTTCACCATTAGCATTTATAGTTGGAATCATATAGTCTCCGTCTGCTGCTAAATCTGAATGAGAATCTTGCCGAACCATTAGACACGGAATACCTTTATCACCTGAACTATGTGCTAAATCTTCTGTTTTAATTGCGTCGTCAATGAGTTGGACTGCTGTTTCAATATCACCTAACTTCTGATTTGTTGCTGTGTGTAGAACCTCTATCGCTGCTTGGTCTGTTTCTATAGCGGTAAGTGTTGTTTCTAATGTGTCTAATTTTCCTTCCACTCCGTCCAAGTGTCCGATTATAGTTGATTGATTACTTGCTGTTGAGAATCCAGTTATATTACCACTTGATATATTAACATTAACTTTATTTGAACCAACACACGCCTCTAATACATCCACACCAGTATCAATATTTCCTAAATGAACTTCAGCGTTTGTATTAATAACTTCAATTGCTGCCAAATCTACAACCATTGCTGCCGTAGAAGTTTTAATTGCGTCTGTATCACTATCAATTGTAGTAAGTAATCCTTCAACTCCGTCCATATGCCCTATCATTGTGTCTTGTTTTCCTTCAATTCCATCTACATATCCAGTTATAGCAGTAAGCGAACTTTCAACACCATCTACGTGCCCTATTATAGTTGCTTGATTTGTTGCCGTTGCGAACCCTGTTATATTACCGCTTGAAATATTAACATTAACTTTATTTGAACCAACACACGCCTCTAATACATCGATACCTGTATCAATATTTCCTAAGTGTGCTTCAGCATTATCTAACACTCCGTCAATTGTGGCGAGTGCCGTATTTGTTGAACCAATTAATCCCTCTAATCCGTCTGTATTTAAATCAATTTGATTAGCACTTACAGAAGTTGCCTCTGCGACTACACGAAGTAATCCAGCCGAATTTAATTTTAATCGTTGGAGACCATTACCTGCTGAATTTTCTGCGAGAACTATTTGACCTTGAATATCCGACATTTATATTATTAGATTATATTTTTTTTTTCTTTGGAGTTTTAGTTTCCTCTTCAGTATTTTGTGGAGGTTGTTGAATCGGTGTATCAATTCTTAATATGATTGCTGAATTCTTTGATAAGTCAGGATTTGATAGGTCAGGATTTAATACTTTGACTCTAATATTATTAATAATTGTATCTTGATTTAATACTTGGACTAAGTCGCTTGTTGATAATGGGATAAAATCTTGATTAGATAATGAGGTTTTCGGCACAACTCCGAGCAATCCGAGAGGGTCGCCTTTCGCTACAATATCTTTATATGTTGGCACTAAATCACTTGTTATTAAATAGTATCCAAAGCGACTAAGTGTCGGCAATTCTTGGGCGGAAATCGGTGTCGGTTTTGAAAGCACATTAATACAAGTAGTCATATTGTAAGGACTTCCACTATATTGAAAATTATTACTTCCATTACTACCCCCAGCAAAATCGTCTTTACTCCCTTTGTCCCATTGACGCTGGAATGCTGTTCTCGGTCTGTTTGTATCAAAGTTATTATAATTCTGTGGGTGGGTCATATCAGCACCACCATATTCTGGAGCAATGCTTGTTTTAGAAGGATTATTTTGTGTTGAAATGGTTGGAATTGTGCTTAAATCAACTTGAGTATCTGTGGTTATTCCTCTTAATTTCCTATCTGTTGGATTTGTATATTGAATAATATTCTCAAAATAATCTTCGTCATTTAATTGTTCGTATGTAAAACCTAACTTACCCCATAAGGTTTTTGTTTTCCATATTTTTCTTGCTTGTTTTGGGGAACTGAAAAATTCGCTGAATGAGGCGTGAGGATTATAAATTGCTTTATCAACAACACTTCGTCTATCACCATATTTCAAAGCAGTTTCATAAGCAAAATTATGGACTATAACTCCACCATTACGACTTAATGGTTTTTCATAAGATTGTTTCATTTTCTTTTGTAAGGTCGTATCACACTGCTCTCCAACTATTTTAAAATCAATACTCTTTGAGTTTGTAAATGTTTTATTAACAACAAAAGAGTATAACAAACTTTGGTCTGTAGGGTCAAATATACCTCGTTTGTAAGAACCATAATCTAATACCTTCGCTCCACCAGCTGGGAAATCGTGTGCTCCACCAGAAATTTGGTCTATTTGAGCGTTGATTGATACTTTGAATAAATCCCCCACATATTCACCAGAGTCGCCGTCATACCTTTGGACATCGGTTATTGTATTAGTTCCACTATTTGTTTTACCAGTATATACATCGTCGTTAGCACCAGTATTAACATTGGACTTTGCGGTTGCTCCATATACACTTTGATTATTAGACCAAGGTATATAATCTACTATATCGGTTGTTGATTTTATACCTACAGCAACTTCTCCACCATTAGCATTAGGATTTCCTTGTTTGTCGTGCGAGGCAATCCTATAACTTGAATGTAAATTATTTAGTGAGAATGCTGATAAATCAGTATCATATTGAATATTAAATTCTGGTGCTCCTACTGAATATCCCCTAATAATTTGATAGTCAGCCATTTTTTTACCTTCTGTTCCACCAGAGAAACTAGCATAGTAAGCAGTTCCGTCGTTGCCGAAACGATACTCTCCATTAGCGTCGGTTGGTGTTATAAGTGTATTATTGTAATTGTTATATCTAACCATATCATTATTTTGAATATATCCAACATATCCTAATCCAGTGTCTTCTATTATATTTGTGGTAAAATCATATTTATTTGGTTCTAATTGATTTGTATTTCTTAGTCCAGCATAATCATAAGCACTAACAAAAGTGTGGTCAGGGTAAGCGTCCGATAATGTATCAATGAGAAGAGGTGAAATCCTTGTCTTAGCAACATTATCAGGTGGTGCTGTGTATTGAATTGGTGTTATAACTTTAGTAAGTCCGTTTTTAGTTGAATTTAAAAGTCCATTCCAATCTTGATTTATTAATGCTTCTGTTATAGGATTTGTTGGGATTTGTGTTTTGTCTTTATATATTCCATTAAATTGATTATTTATAATTGTAATGAGTTGTTCTATGCCGTAAGTCCCTTTTTTAATAAAAATATTATTCGTTAGAACTACTGGGGTCAAATAAAACTTTGGGTCTAATGAAAATTCAACGTGGGTATTATTGGTGCTCAAAAGAATAACATTTTTAAATGTTGTATTATAAGGGTCAGCAAATTCTCCAATTGTAGCAGAACTTCCGTCTGCCGAAATTGTTTTAACTTGTAAATTATAATTCTGATTTACTACCTCCAACGCTCGTGGATTACCTATTCCTCCTTGTCCATTTTTAGTCGTAAATCTACACCGCATTCCGACTTTAATTATTTTACTAATATCGCTTGTGATTGGAAAGGTATTTAGTGAGAATATAGTATGTGCTCCTTGGTCGTATCCATTTCCACTATTTTTAACTCGTGCTGATACATTGCCAGTAAAATTTGAATTATTATCCATAGTCCCAATCCCAGTCGCTAAATCTACAGATACTATCCGTGTTCCTACTGCTATTCCTGTTGGAGCACTTCCGTCCGTCTCCCCTTCTATTAAGGCGTTTGGTCTAATGAGACCATTAAGTGGTGTTAGAAATTGAATTTGAGTTGAACCGCTGGTTGTATGGATTAGTCCGTCAGTTCCACCTTGACTTCCATAAGAATTCCATACATTTTCGGTTGGAACTACCGTGCTACAATTTAATATAATTGATTGTGTTTTATCAAAATCAGGTTTAGAACTCAATATAAGCGGTGCTCCACTACCTCCAAAATTAAATGATTCTAAATGTTCTCGTGTTCCTTCTGGTGGAGTCCAACCCCATAGTTTCTCTCGTCCTGAATTTGGTGTTGTTGCGTTGGTTAGTGCCACATTATTTAATAAATCTAAATGAGTATCTGTGTGTCCGTTTACATTAACTCGTTTCCCTGCCTTTTTATCTACAACATCGCCTATAACTGGAATTGAGTGGTCTTGTTCTGAAATGTAAGCATAATAATTTATAGATTCATTTATATCTTCCTCAATTTCTATACTCTGTCCAGTTATACCTTTTTGATTAATAAATGCTTGGTGGATACTTACTTCGCTTCCAGCAGGAGCGACTATAGTATCGTTTAGGTTATAATCCCAAATATTTGTTGTATCGCTCTCGCTGTCTTGAGCGGAGAACCTATTAATATCTACATAGTAAGATTTGGTCGCCGACATATATAATATATGAATATAAAATAAAAAATAAATTGATTAGGAACTAACCATAACCGAAGTGCCCTTTGGTAATTTTTTAACTACAACGACTCTTGAGTGTGTAATGTAATAATCTACGTCCATTTCGCCTCTGTAATCAATTGCTACTTCGGCTGCGTTATTTGTTGCGTTAGTGCCATCGCCTTGTCCGTTCATTCGTGGTTTTCGTTTGTATTTCCAAATTAATGGACTGCCAGACATAATAGTAGTTCCGCCTCCAACAACACCAGTCATTCCATTAGAAAGGTCAGCACCGAGCGGTTTGTATTGAGCGACTAATCCGTCTTGAACTGGGGCTAACCTCTGCCTTTCAGCATTAGGGTCATTATAATACATTGGGCGAGGAAGGATTAAATCTTCACCCATTACCATAGACATTTGATTGTAGAATGAGGCGTTGTTATATATATTTTGAGGGTATAAATCTAATCCATTAACTTCTACATTGTATTCTTCTTCGTCTATGCCGTGGATTGCTTGGTGTCCTAAAATCTTTCTTGCTAATCCCATTGAGTTCGGATTTTTAAAAGTAATTGTAGTTTCAGCAGTTTGGTTAGCATCGGCAGCAGCACTTAGGGTAAGTGAGCGTCCTTCAACATTAACGGCGGATACTGTTTGACCACTTGTAATTCCTGTAGAAGAAACCCTTGCTCCAATTGAGATATTTTCACAATTGAGACCATTAATACCTGTTCCATTAATTGCTGTGGCACTGGCAGCAACTACTCGTGAGAATACCGCTCCGTCTTGTTTTAAATTATCAACAAATCGTTTTGCCATAACAATATTATGAACTTCTTTGCCAGTTTGACCTAACCTATGTTCCACTTCTTGAGGTTCTTTAGAAGTTCCAACAGCAGATAATTTCTTTTTAACAACTGAAATTTCTGGAAATTCAAATCTGTATCCGCCTTGTTTAGAAGTTTGTTCTAAATAATTATTAATCACTGACGAAGGAGGGAGCATATAATCAACCACGAGTTGGACTTCATTGAAACCAATATCTTGAGTTCCAGCAACATATGGAGCACCAGCGTCAGCAGCACCAACTACCGAAGGAGCGAGGAGTGGAGTTTTAGCGAGATTGTAAGCATATTTATCGGCGAAGTTCATTTCAAATTCTAACTGAATATTGTAATCAGTGAATAAGAATAATGGAAGAGACCGACCCTTGAGGCAGGGGAAAATCATAGAGAGGGGAATACCATATTTTTCATTGTTAGCTGTTGTATCAACAATTGATAGCGAATTAACTTTGGCATTACCAGCACCATTTAACTCGGCAAAATCAACACCACTATTAACTCTATCATAGACAATCTGACCACGACCACTACACCCTACGACCGAAGACCTAATTGCTTGTTCTGCGTTATTATCGTCTGCTTGTAATTCTAATGAATTACCTAAATAATGACCTAATACATTTCGTCGCTGTAAGACTGATTTATTTAAATTTAACATTGCTGCTATTCTATCTACGTCCTGAGCGTTCTGAACTTCATAATCACCAATTCGTAAGTGAGCGTTTTTAATACACGACAAAGCACCGCTCCAAAGATTTACTCTGTATTTTTCATTAGCACCTTGTAATCGTTTTAATTTGAAAGTAAGCATAGAAGTTCCTTCTAAGAAACCAACATTCCGAATAGTATATTTAAATACTTTAGACAAATCTGTGGTTGCGTTGTTGGGTTCTATAGTTTCAGTTCTAATTTCTGCTTGTTGTGGCACTTCCTTCAATCCGTAATCGAGTAATTCAGCGATAGACATTTTATATATTATTAATATATTTTATTTTTTCATTTTCTTTTTTTCTTGAAATACCTTCGGATTCTTTTTCTTCGGTTTTTTATGAGGTTTAGGTTTTTGTTTTTTTTCAATATCATATTCTTCTTTTGGAGCTTCTTTGTTAGGTTGGTCTGCTTGAACTTCGCCGTCAAATATTTTTTGGGAATTGTGTTTTTTGTTTTTAAATTGTATATCCGAATATAATGAGTTCCACGCTTTTAATTCTGCTGGGTCAAATCTCTTAACTTTAATTTGTGCTTCCAATGTATTCGGTCTTCTAACTTTTTTATGGTTATACATAAAAATAATAAATATAAAAAATCAGTGGCAACTATCCATTCCCTTCTGTATGGTAAAATTAATTACACTCCCTGCTAATCCTTCAGCAATTTCATTCGTTTCAATATCTCGGATTTCTATATCCAATGAGTTGAGAACTTGCCTATTATTATCTAAGTCCAGTGTTTTCTTAATGCTTGGTTGGAAAGTTCCAACAATTATATCTCCGCTTCCACTATTAATAGTTTTACTATCAGAGTAAGGTGTTGGAATATCGTGTAAAATTGGTTGTGAATAACCAGCTGCTTGAATATTATTACCTGCCGACATTGCTTTAGACTGAATATTTTTATATGCCTTAATAGGTAAGTTCTTAACAAATATAGAATAACTTTCGTCAGTGTGTTGGTCTGCGTCAGTTTTAACTATTCTTGCGGCGGTGCTCTCCGCCATATTTGGATTCATTCCTTCAGTTTGATTTACACCTAAAAATCTTGCCAATTCAGTAGAACATTTCAATTCATATTGCTGAACTAATGTAATAGGTTTAGTGTTTGACGCTAACCCAGTAGGTGATTCAGAACCAGTTTTAATAAATCCAGCCATTTTTATTTCTTCCCAACCTTCACCAGCGACTTGTGCCGAACATAATACATTGAATGGAATTTGAGAACCTGCCTTTTGCCTTTTTTCTAAATCAGTCCCAGTTGCTGCCGATTGTTGGAAGAATGAATAACTTAACCAACGAATTGAATTAATACTATCATAAATTAAATTACTTGTATCAATATAATTAGAATTAATCATATTATACACTCTGAACTCTAATTTATCTCTGCTTTTTCCAGAAAATCCTTCCGCCCAATAACTTTGGAATGCGAGATTAACTTTAGTATGGGCTGGGTCAGAACCTTTTAATAAATTTGCTAATGGTGTGCTCCATATTCGTTTCATAGAATTCATAACTGACGCTGGTTTTGCTGGGGCATTAAATCTTGTGGTTGTATTTCCGCCTCGCCATAATATTAATGTATTTGGGTCAGTTGGGTGATTTGAACCTGTAATCTCAATTCCTAAGAAACATTGTGGAACATAGGTTTTTGCGTCTGCTTGATTAGCAACTTCTGCTGCCGTAACTGAACCAGTGCCGTTCGGTTTGTATAACGCTGGAATTGTTCTCGCTGTTGCTCCGCCGACTGGCGTTCTATTATTTACAGTGCCGTAAGTAAATACATCGTTTGCTGCCGTTTGATACCCAGTCCAATTTGTATTTGACCCTGATAATGCTTGAGCGTCCATAATTTCGTGCGAAGTTAGACCGAACCATACACCGCCAGTCTGTGTTCCAATAGGTGTATTTGTTTTCATTTGAATTATATTGTGATTTTCTGTCGCCGTTCCTAATTCAGAAGCGAATGAAAAATCATAATGTTCGTTAGATATAGCATAACTATCATAATACACTTCTCCAGCATTAGTAGAAGTGCTTTTATATGTAATCCCAGCGGTGGCGGTATCTGCTAATATTTTATCTGTTGCCCTCATAGTTATAACACTTGGTAAGTCTAAGAGTTGATAATCTTTATAAAATCCTATATTAATTGTTTTATTATTACTGAGTTCAAAAATGGGTTCATATAAAAATAATTGACTCGGTGTGCCGTCAGCATTTTTTCGCATTCCAAAAGTTCCTGCCTCTGAATCGCCACCTAATTCTATAGCAATTGTTCTTTCTAATTCTTTTGGTGTATATCCAGTAAGTCCAGTCTCTGGATTAATTGCTGGGATTGTTATAATTCCGTCATTTTCCATTGTGGTGTTCTTTGTTCCTGTTTCTGCTGGTAATACTGTTGGTAAAACTGATTTAAGTATAACTTGAATTGTTTGGTCTTGAGTAAAATATATGCTTGAGTTTCTTTTAAATTTTGCGAAATTTAAATACACTGAAGATTTTGGTTCTATAACTAATGGTTCTCTAAATCGCACTGAGTAAGTGTGTCCGTTTCCAACTGGCGATACTAAATTTATAGAAGTCATATTTTATATATATAACAGAGAAAATTATAAATAAATTAAGAACTCTTTGAATTCATTACAAGGTAAGTCAGTATATACCCATTTCCTTTTGGTTTTCTTTGGGTCTATTATCATATATCCGTCTGCTGGTTTCTTTTTTTTGCTTTTAACTTGAATTCGCATTCCTCTTTCTGCCAATTGTAGTTTCATTAACATAATTTTAGCAGTATCTCGTCGCATAGGTTTCTTTGTAATATAATATCGGCGACCATATTTTTCGTCTAACCTTGTGCCGTCTTTCTTTCCAATTTTATATCCATTGTTGATTTTATAAATCTTTAAATCCATAATATTATTAAATATTTTAACGCTATACTTAGAGCGACCGAGTTGAAAATTGTTTTGGTTTCTTCGTGAAATAATCGTAATGAATTTTCGCTTCTACCTCTTGGGGCAACTCGGTATTCATAGAGCATTTGGACTTACAACAAATAAATATCTTACACTTTATCCTATCAATAAATTCTTTCAACATATTATTAACAAATATTTTACATTGTTTTAACTAATGTTTGTAAATTGAGTTGAGCGTTGTATTTAACAAAGGTCTGTACCAGTTCTGATTTATTACGCCTATCAACTGGAAGGAGGAGAGAACCATTATTAACACCACTGACCACCGAGTTGCTGTAATCACGATTGATATATGCCATTGTATTACCGAGACCATAAGTGTAATCTGTGCCAAGACCAAGTAATTCTGGAAAAAGTTGATTGCCAACTCCGTCAGTCGCTACTACCGCTGTGCCTTCATTTGAATCATTACCAGCGTGATATATACCAGTTGTCCTATCTTCATAATCAAATTCTAAATTCTTGGCGGTTCGTGCCATAGTTGCCGAAGACCGCATTGCTTCTTGACCTCCGAGTAAGGCTCTTTCAAAGTGTTTTCGTAATTCAATATCACCCATAATCATTTCACGATTGAGAGTTTGTGTTGGATTAATTGAACCTTCACCAAGTTCTACGAGACTTTCAAAATTAGGTTGGACTTTGAGTGGGAATGTAAATGGAAATCTGAGGTTGTCTTTTTTGTGTTCTATTTGTTTCATTCCAACAGGAAGTCGGAAGTTATTTTGCTGATAGTTGAGGTTGTTGGTTTGGTCTTTATCTAAATATAAATTACAGAATGCTTTAACCTGATTGAGTTGAGGAGTGTATGAAATATTATCTTGGTCGGCGTGAATATCATTGAGTAAGTTGAGTTGAGAGTTGAGTGGAATTTGTGCTTGATAGGCAGAAAGTTCTTGAGGAGTTGGGACTATGTATCGCCCTTCTAATTTGAGATTCCTTAATAAATACATTTTATTGGAAATATCAAATGCGGCGGCACTACCTTTATCACGGAATCGCTGGAATAAGAATGAACTATCAGGGGCGAGGTGAATAGTAAGCATAAGACCATTAGTGTATGCTTGACCTAAATGAATATCACCACTTTGGAATAAATCAATATCTAACTTGAGTGAAAATGGAACACCAAGATTTTTATTGTTATTTGTTTTTAATTGTTGAGCGGTTTTATCAGCAACTATATTCATTCGTCGGTTAGTAAGATTAGCGTGAGTTCCTTGGGCGAGGGTTCGGTTCGCTGCTACACCCCATAAATAGTCTTCGTCGTTGTTTGTGTATGCTTCTCTAAGTGAGGAATATGCTGGATAGTTATGAATATTAATTAATTCAGTGTTAGTTTTTTTGGTCTGAATAACAACTTTATCTATAACATTCTGAACTCCGCCGTGATTTGGAAAATTACAGGCAGTAGAAGGTTCAATATCATTACCATTATTTTCATTACTTAAATTAGTATAATTAGGTGCTCTGAAACCTTCGTCAGTTGCTTGGTCTTTTAATATGAATTGTCCAGATAGAACCAGTGTTTTCGTTTCTAATAGTTTTTCAACTGCTGGGAGACTGAATTTAATAATTGGGTTGCTTTCTTTGAATGAGAAACCACCAGCAACTCCATTTGCTCCACTACTTTGGAGGGGATTATCATTGATAGGCGAAATACTAAAATAGTTCTTTTCAATCGGCATTTTATATATATATAAAACATTTTAATTACAAAATTATTATTAAAAAATAATTCTTCAACACTTTCAAAAAGTCGGTCAATATTAGGACATTTTTAATTATAATACAAGTTGTAAATTATCTTTATTAACCATTATGGTTTTAACTGAAAAGACAAAGTGTATAAGTCGTGAGTTTTTAACAGCATACATTCCAGTTCCAGCAACACTTCTATCGTCGGAAAATCCTAATCTGATTTGTGGTTCAGCGTCTTTTAAATTATATACGAATTGTTCGCCTCGTGCTAATTCTCGTGCGTGTAGGTAAGTATTTGTGTAATCACCAATATTACCTGCTCTACATTCACCAAGTTTTTTAACTTGTTTGCCTATAGTTTGGAATGCCTTAACTACTTCATTCATATTAACTACTTTATCCGATTTTGCTTGAGGATTGTATGCTTTGAGTGGATAGAGTTTGTTATTAATAAAATATTGAATTGAGTTGAGGTGAGTATTGTGAGGTGGTTGCCCAGCATAATAATTTTGGTGGAAGTGATTGTCTTGGTGTCCGACTGAAATGTAATGAGTGAATATAGATTTAGCAGCACTTGCTACAGAAGTAATTTCACTCTGGTGTGATAGCGAGGAACTCGGTAAATTATCTAAGAAACAATCCCAAGAAATAAAATCAAATTGACTTTCCTTAATAATACTTTTCATAAGACTGGAAGGCGGAATGACTTGTAAGACTTTTAACTCAACATTCTTTAATTTATAAGTCTGTGTATCCAAAGCAGCGGTTGCGTCTTGGAAATAAATTCGATTACTTGCTGTTCCAGTCATAGCAGTCAAATCAGCAGCAAAAGTCAAACATACTTTAGTCCCATTAGTGCCAGTAGCTTTATTAACTCGTCTTACACCTTCAACAACAAAACTAACTTTGTCCGCTCCAGCACCAGCAGTATTTTTCTGTAATATCATTTTAGAACCTCGTGTTATACCGAGCAACGCTGGGTCTGTGACGCTGTCGGTAATAACAATTTGTTTCAAAGTTACGGCAGTCGCACCACCTCCAGAAGGGGTAATTTCATTAACTGGAAGACCATTAGCATAAGAGTCCATTTTATAATCAGCAGTATCAGTTTTACCATATACTCTCGTCATAACTCTTTTATCACTGGCGAATGTAATTTCAATCCTTAATCCACCGAATAAAAGAATTGGAGTAAGTTTTTCACTAACACCGAAATGAGAGAAAATACCTGCCTTTAATGGAATAAGGAATTTTCTTGGAGAGAATTTTTTAGCACACATTTCAATATCAATATCTGTATCCACGACATCGGATTGAGCCCCAATACCAGACGAAATTTGAGAAAAGTTTAATGCTCCTAACTCGCCAGTGTTTCGGTGGAATGCGTCTCTACCGACTTCAGTTATTGTATTTACTTTAGTTCCAGGGTCTTGGGCACATTGATAGGCACGGCAATCGGCGGCAACACCATTTTTTAGGGAGTTGTGTTGGTTGTCTTCTTCTAAATATTGATTTTCAATAGAAGACCATAAGTTGTAGTTAGTAAGTGATTCTAATAGTTGTCCGTTTGCGAGGGAATAAATATCAATTCGGTCTATAACCGACGAAGCACCAGCAGTAGCAGGGAATACAGCAACACGACTATTAATATCTTCATTTAGAATATCAAATGAAATATAACTATCTTTACCCTTAACAAAACCAATATCTGGGTGAATTGTAAATATGGCTTTTTGTTCGGAGGTAAATTCAGTTCCATTATCGGCAACGAGGGAAATAAATTTAGAGTTTTCAGCAACAGACATTTTATATATTATTAATATATTTTTTTTTTCATAATTAAAATATCTCAATAATATATAATGAGTTTATTGAATATTGTAGAACCGATTTATACACAAATAAAAGATAAGGCAACAATAGTCCAAAATAAAAATATTTTAGGTATTGACGATGCTATAACTGCTGGGACAAACACTCTCGGAGGAGGTAATCAATTGTTATTTATAAAATTATTAAATACTGGCGACGGATTAGATTTAATTTCAACTTCTGCTAATGATACTGCTGCTGGAACAGGGGCGAGAACAGTAAGTGTAGAAGGGTTATTTTGTGATACTGCTGACTCAAATAGATACAAAAAAAGAGTATCAACTTACACAATGGCAGGGACATCGGCTGGAAGTCTATTGAGTGGAGTGAATACCTTTGCTGTAGTTCATAAAATCAGTGTATTAACTGCTGGGTCAGGAAATGTAAATGCTGGAACTATAAGTGCTAAAATTGCTTCTTCTGTATGTTGTGTATTAAAACCGAATGAGGGTGTATCAAAAGTTTTAACACACGGAGTTCCATATGGAAAAGAGTTGTTAGTGAAAGCATTACACATAAGTTCTTACTGCCAGACTGCTTCAACCCTCCGTGTAGAAGAACAGGATTTAGCAACTGGAAGAAAACAATTATTAACCAAATTATTTTTAGCAACTTCCACAAATCATATTGATTATCCATTAAATCATAAAGTCCCTGCTGGAAGTTTTATCACAGCAACTATAACTAATTTAGAAACTCCGACTGGGACTAACCATATATGTGCTAAATTAGAGGCAATTGAAACTTAACTTAAAGAATAATGTTCTATATATATTTATAATGTCTCGTTATACTGAATATTTGAAAGAAAAAGTAATGTGTGATATATGTAAGCGTGAAATAAGTAGGGGTCATATAGGCAATCATTTGAAATCTAAAATTCATATTAAAAATACTAAAAAAAAAGAAGAAGAAGAAGCAAAAAAAATTAATCAACCAATTGTAATTGATTGGAATTAAAGTATGGGCGTTTATACTTAAAGACAAAAATATACGATATAATTATATAATGACTGATTTAACTGATTTTCAATTAGAAATTCTGCCTGTTGGCATAATTTATAGGTGTTTCTCTAATACTGACGATAAAATTTATTATGGGTCTTGTTCTAATTTGGACGCTCGTAAAAAACAGCACAACTCCCTATCTAATCAATGTATGACGAGATTGATAAATGGTGATTTAGAATTTGAAATGCTGGAACAACATAGAGATATTATGCGATATGATTTAAAAATTAGAGAAAGATTTTTTATGGATAATCATAAAGACACTAACCGATTTATAATTAATAAAAATACACCGACTGGAACTGCCAAAGAATATCATAAAAAAAGATATGCTAAAGCACCAAAACTATGGGCAGCAAAACAAAAAGTATATTATTGGAAGAATCACGAAAAAGAATTGGCGAGATTGAAAAAATATCAACAATCAATCAAAGGTAAAGTATGGCATTGTGATATTTGTGATTGCGATGTATCATTTGGGGGTAAGTCAAAGCATAAAAAAACATTGAAACACCTAAGCAATGTATCCTCCGCCTCCGCTTCCGAGTGTATTTCCACTGAAAACCTTAGTGGAAGCGATACCGCCTTGTGCTGAACCTGAACCACCAGCGGATTGTGCTGCTCCTTCTCTCGTTTCTTCGCCTCCCTTGTGTAATCCGTGTATTAATCCCCCAATCATAGTCCCAATTCCTATCACTTCTCCTATAATTGGTATAGAATCTAATGTAGCATTAACAGCACCCATTACTGAACTACCCCCTGCTTCACCACCTACTGAACTGGCGAGTTGTCTAATTCCCCCAGCAACACGACTTCCAATTGAACCAGCGTCGTCTCCCAAAGCACCAGCATTATCCGCTAGGTTAGATTCCCCAGGATTTGCTCCGCCACCTCGTCCGTCTCCAGAACTTCTTGGTGCTCCACCTTGGTTTCCTTGTGGTGGTGTATTAGGATTTGGTGGTTGTCGTCCTGTCCGTCCGTATAATCTTGATAATGTTTGGTCTCCACGAAGTCCTGCTAAATCTGTGCTGGATGCTTGGTCTCCAGCTCCTGCCCTTGCTTGATTTACTCCTTGTCCTGTTTGAACTGGTGGTTGATTGTTTGCTCCTCTAACAACCATACGACTAGGACTTAATACATTAGCGGCTGGGTCAGGTGCTATTGCTGGGTCAGGTGCTGGTGTTGGTGCTGGTGCTGGTGTTGGTGCTGGATTTGCTGCTGGAAATGGTGCTGCGTCAGGTAAATTACCTGCCCTTGCGTCATTGGATGCTTGTGCTATATGGTCTGCTGAAACTCCAGTCCCACCTCCGTCTCCGCCGACTTGCGTTGGGTCAGGTGTAGTAGTTGTTGGTGTAGTAGTTGTTGGTGTAGTAGTTGCGTCTGCTTTTGCCTTACCTAATCTCTCATATACTTTTCGTCCGTGTTTCCAAACTACACCTGCTTGTGCTATTGCTCCACCCCAACCTTCTGCCTGTTGAGTAATAGCATTGAATTTATCTTCAATACCAGCAGTCTTTTTATTAATTGCTTCATTCTTCATATCGTCCATATGTGCTTGTCCTTCTTTCAAATTACTCATATAACCCTGTAGTTGATTAAAATATGCCATAATATATATTATTAATAAATATTTTTTTATTCACTTTCAGCACCACTTTCAACGCTACTATTTTCGGATTCTTCTTCTTCTTCGCCATTGCTCTTCATACTTGTATCCCACAATGCTTTTTCCTCAAAATTTCGTCGTGCGGTAAGGTCTTGTATATTTAAAAAACAAAAATCAAATGGTTCTTGTTTAGATTTTTTATAAATTTCTATAAATTCTTTTTCACTCCCTCCGAATACACTTAATTCTTGAGACATTTTCTTCAATTCTATTTCTGGCGAGTTTCCCATTAAAAAATATGCCGAAGCATTAATTCTTTGGATAGCATTTAAATATTTGAAATATTGTGATATAATACATATAGAAATTTTACCTTCTTGTTCTTCATTCCCAATATGCCTATATCTTGTAGTCAATCCAGTAAGTGTATCAACTTTTCCTCCAGCTCTCTTAACATTAACATTACCAATAATATCTTCTAACACTAATAAATATTTAGATTTACTTTGGTCGTCTTCAACCATTGTTATGATTTCTTCTAACAATGCGTCAGTATAATCTGTAAATACAAAGTCAAATTGCTCTAAAATAGGTTTCATAATTTTATCATTGTATGCGGTATTTGAAATTAATATCTTAATATCAAAAGTATCTTTGTATGGAAAATTTGGATTAAAAAATAAATTTGCCATAAAAAGGGACTTACCGCTTTTAACTGAACCAATCACATACGCTAAAAATGGAACATTAGGTAAAATATCAAAATCAACTTCACCAACTTCTTCTTTGTCTAATTTTTTCAAAGGCAATATTTTAAATGCTTTGCTATTATATTT